TTACACCTGAACAAATTGCCAAACTAACCAAAGTTATTCAAGAGGGCGTACAAGTCAAACGCGAAATCGACGACTTGAATGTGGGCCTAAAAGAAACTGTTGCTGCCATTGCCGAAGAAATGGAAATCAAAGCCGCTGTACTAAACAAGGCTATTACTAAAGCGTTCAAAGGTGACTTTGACAAGGACCAGACGGACCTTGAAGCCGTAGAAGAAATTCTAATCGTAACTAAGAACAAAGCATGAACCGACTGTTAGCAAGTATTGTAAACTACATTCGTGAGGACTGGCAAGAGAATCCAGTGCGTTGTGTACTGGAAATTTTTGCATGGTTCTTAAGCATTGGTTGTAGCTTTACAATGATGCTAACAGTTCCTAATCCTCCTTTCTTAATTTTATATCCTCTATTCATTGGCCAATGTGCTATCTTTGCATGGGCGGCACGTACTCGTGGATCTGTTGGTATGCTAGCCAACTATCTACTGTTAGTCACCATTGACAGTGTTGCCCTTGTTAAAATGTGGCTTCAATGAAACCAGCATTTAGAACTGTACGTGTACCTAAAGTTATAATGCAAGTAAAACGTATAGACAAGCGGTATGCTGGTTACCCTTACTTCAAGTACTTTATAGATTTGCCGCGCAAAGGCGAGCACAACTTTTTTGCTATTCGCGAATGGTGCTGGTCCACTTGGGGCGGCAGTAAGAACTGGAAGGATTGGTTACATGGGCACGAGTTCTTTGATACAGATTCTCAAAATGCAAACTGGTGTTGGATTGACGATGAATATAGACATCGTATATTGTTTGCAGAACAAGAAGATGTAGTACTTTTTAAACTGAGCTTTGGCATTTTATGATTACCATGAAAACAACTGTACATCATTGGCGCTATGAAGATGGCTGGAGAACTGTTCCAGCCTTTTTGCGTAAAGATAAAGACGTTGAAAAAGAATTTGAAGAAAACATGGTTGGTTGGCATTGCTGGGTATATTGTGACGATCATGGTGCATTTTGTGATTGGATGAAAGAACATTGCCCTAAGGCAGACTGCACGCCACGATTTAATTCTGGCAATCCAATGATTACGGTCCACATTAAGGACCGAGACGAAGCCGCTTATTTTATGCTTTGCTACGATGTGTAAACAAAAGTATACAGGTTGACTGGACCTGTATACCATGCTATAATATAGCATGAATTTATTTTTAGGTGACGTAGACGAAGGTGTGGTACTTGAGTGGCTTAGTGAAAACATAAGCCCAGTTGCTCATACAACCAGGGAAACGTATAGCTACTTTAACAAGTACCACGGTGAGGATGATCGCTGGATCATGGACACCCAAGATGTCTCTGATGCAAGCTATCGCTGGGACACTATTACGCAGATCCAATTCCGAGACCAAGAAGATTTTATGCTAACCAAGCTACGCTGGGGAGGCATGCGTGAATAGTTTTTACAACCCTCAATATAAGTTGCGTCCCGGGTGGGGGCATGTAGTTAGCTTAATCGAAGCAGACCAAACAAAACTACAAGGCACAACAATAGACCCTGACGAAGAAGAAGAAATTATGCAGTGGTGTTATGCCAATGCATACGGTCGTCGCATAGGATTTGATCAATGGCAGTTTCCATCTGAAGCCACTGCTAAAGAATTTATTGTAATGTTTAAGCTGAGGTGGAGTTAATATGAATGATCCCGATTTCTCTGCAATTGACCTCGAAACAATGATGGGCACAAGTTTGCCAAATTGGCAAAAAGACTGGTTAGGCGGCTTTAAAAAGGGCGAGATGGCTATTGTGTCAGCAAGTCGTAATACTGGCAAATCTACCTTCACAGCAGCCACACTAAGAAAGCTACTTGACGATATGGAAAGTCTAGATCCAAACTTTGAAGTTCTTACTACTGGAACCGTTGACGGCAAGCCTTGGTACACTATTACGTGTAAAAAGGATGTTTCTATTTGGATTAGAGAAAACGGCGTTGAAAATTCTGAATGGTCTGATTACGTTGATAACCGGTGGATGTGGCATCGTAATAGACTTGATGTGTCGCAAGAAATGTTTGCAATGATTAAGCTGAGGTGGTCATGATAGCAGATATTAAACCACAGTGGAAGCAACTGGCAAACTGGTGGTGGGACAGCGGAGAAAATCTTGACATGTCAATTTGGGAAATGCTTGAACACGAATACGGTGCTCGCCAATTGCCCCGGGGCAATGGTGACAATTTAGTAGAGTTTCCCGACGATGGAAGTTATGTTTTGTTTGTACTAAGATGGAGTTAATTATGAAAGAGATCGAGATTGAACTATACTGCGATGGGTGGGCTGTTAAAGTAGACGGAAAACGATTCAGCTGGGATCACAATGACGAGGACATGGGCACTAATGGTATCAAGAAACTACTTGAACACTTAGGGCATAAAGTGTCAGTTGAGGAGTGCTATTAATGAATGAACGAATTTACGATATGGCTGCAAGGGCCGCGGAACATGCATTACTAAATCCTTCAGAGGATGCACTGCAAAGCGAAGCAGAAGGCTACGATACTATTACAGTACCACGACAATTTATTGATAAGTTTGCAGAGCTGGTCGTCAAAGAATGTGCTAATGTTGCTGGATTTAACGACAAGGACGCATTTGTGAGTTTACGTATTAAACAACATTTCGGAGTTGAATAATGGTATTAATCTACGATGACTTTGATGAAGTATATGTTTGGGTAGAAGCAAACGATCACGATGTTCAACTTAGTCCCGAGTTCGACGACAAGCAAGGTGCTCAGGCATGGTATAAACGTATGGCAGAGATTATGTCGTGAAAAAATATAACGGGCATTTATACGAAACTTGCGAAGATTGGCATCCGGTTGTTATACGTAACACCGGAGACTTTTTGCAGGATCATATTTTTCGCGGGAAGTGGTTAAGTGAAAATTGCCCCGACGGTAGTTATGATTATGACGCATGGTGCTATCCTGACGACAATCTGACAGATCCTGATCATCACACAATTTACTTTTTTAGAGATCGAGAAGTTGCAGTTATGTTTGCATTAAGGTGGTCATGAGCTACAACGGTGCGGCAAAGTTTTTACCTGATAATTGGAGTCCCATGGAATATACTATTGTTGAAAATGGCGCAGATTGCTATCCGTGGCACGAAGTGTATGCATGGCTTCCAGTTAAGACTATCAGCGGTGAGCGTGTATGGGGAGAAAAAGTCTTTAAGCGCAAAGTGTGGGTAGTATGGGGCACTGGCTTTCATATGGAACCTGAAGTACAATATGCTACAATGTTTGACTTGATTACATATGACCCTAATAAACGATATTAAGTCTAGGTACCGCACATGGCAAGAAAATAGATTCTTAGCCAAGCACCATTGCTGCAATCGCAAAGAGTACGAACGCCGGTACGATCCAGACCATGTGCCTCGTGCTACACAAATAAAAAACTACTACCAAGGCTATAAGCACATACATTGCTTTGAAAACTACGAAAATTTTGTTTATAAAAGAATATATGATTATGGGCCTGGTGGCTATCGGGACGGGTTCCATGTTATATGCGAATGGTGTGAGGAACACTTACAAGGCAAATGGCGTTACGACTGCCACCGTGTTATAAACTGCCCGGCAACTGCATGGCAATGGGAAATAAACGAAATTGGTGGAGGAGACCGCTGGTTCTTTGCTTTTCAAAACGACGAGGACTATTTTATTTTTAAACTGCAATGGGGACAATGATGAATACTTCACACTTAACAGACGAAGAACTGATCAACTACACGATTAAATTCAGCAACGACCCTGAAAAGATTCGTCTTGCAACTGCGATGGAACGTATGCGAGGTGCAGTTTGGGATGACCTAGTTGACGCAGGAATTGACGAAACATATTGCACGTTCACTTCAGAGTGGGGTTCGGAAATGCATGTAGGCCGATACATTAATCACCTACGCGAAGAACTTGATATTCGAGATGACGAACTACATCAACTGCGGAAGGAGCTCGAGGAACTAAAGACCCGTACTATTATGGACTTTATTCAGGAAGTGAATCAAGAACTTAATACTGCCAAGTATCTGGTTAAAGAAGCACAAGCAGAACGTGAGAAGGAGTATCAAGCTCGACGGCGTGCCGAACGCGAACTTGAAATATGGGACGTATTGACACACGGCAAATAAATGACCAAACGCATTATCGTACAAGAAGAAGCACGGCACCACGGTGCTCGCTATCATCTTCTAAAGCCAGAAGGGTATACCCCTAACTGGGATAACCAGGTCTGGAATGAAATGGTTGCGTGGTGTGTTGATTGTTTTGGCCTGGCCGGTGATGTATGGGACCGAGAACCTGTTTGCCATCGTTGGTACGTTAATAATGCAAGGTTTTGGTTTCGCGAGCAAGAAGATGCTATAATGTTTATATTGAGGTGGTCATAATGGTAATACACACATACGATGAATATTGGAATGAGGGCTGGGCGGTTGCAGCCTTTCCACAGCCACACAAAGTAGACCAAGTAGTGGCTATGAAACAATGGTGCAACGATTCGTTTGGTCCGCCAGGCGAGCGATGGAAGGATGCTATTGTTTACGGCGAAGTGTGCTTCGAAGATAAGAAAGACTTAATGCTATTTGTATTGAGGTGGAGTTAATGACAGAAATATATGATAGTAAAACTGCCCCGTCGGCAGCACAAAATGCTCAACAGGTTTTAATTTCGATGATTAGAAAATCATTGCCTAACTTGATGGCACAGCAGATTACTGGGATGCAACCAATGAGTTATTATTCTTACGAAAACAATTGGTTCTTTCAAGGGCATAATAAAACATATTGGCCTTATCAGCATACTCCGTCAAGGTTAATTCCTATTCGAGACATGGAGCGTTGGTGCTGGGATAACGTTTCTCATGGTCGCTACTGGCGAAACTATGGCAACAAGTTTGCTTTTAAACGTAAAGAAGATGCAGCACTGTTTATACTGAGGTGGTCGTGAAAGTTCGAGATAGCCTTAAAATTGATTTAGTGTATTCAACTTTGCAAGACAAGTTGATGAACTTTATCAATGGACGGTACCGTTATACTGGTATATGGGACGCTACTCAATTTGTCAAGAGTAGCTTTCCAAGTTGGCAATATAACGGTGCTGCACCAATGGAAGAAATTATGCTCTGGTGCGAAGAGCACTTAGGTAATGATTGGATTTGGAATTTTGAAACAATCTATTTTAAAACTAAAGAAGACAAGGTATTCTTTTCTTTAAGGTGGCCTCAATGAGTCACTTGCCGCGCAATGGTCGTTATGAGTTGTTTACGCATAATAACAAGACGTACTGCTTTGATGATTTAAGTGTAGGTCCTGGCCCAATTATTGTTGATGCACCTGACGAAATGTGGGCGTGGCTTAGACAAGTAGATGGTGTTTCGGCACATGACGAAACTAATGTTGCTTACTATCTTGCACCTGAGATATACTTACTATGGAAACTAACATGGCTGTAAAAGATAATATATACGATTTTATCGACACCTGGAAGGCCTACGATGGGAAGCGCCGGCACGATGTCGATTGGAACAGTCGTTTCAGGCGTGCCGGCTACTATTCTGCAGAAGTTGGCAGACACAACATAACGCACTCATGGAATCAGCTACACCAATGGTGCAAGGAACATATCGGTGAAAAGAAGTATGCCTGGGCTGGTTCTACTTTTTGGTTTGAGTCTAAAGATGACGCAGCATTTTTTATATTGAGGTGGTCGTAATGGCTGTAACTTATAAAACAAATGATGCTTGGCCTGGAGTAAAATTTCCAGTGTTGCACAAAGTCACTTATGCTAAAACTGTTGATAACGTGCAGGCTATGTTTCAACGCAGTTATAAAGATGTGTTAGTTGATGCATGGCTTAAAGAAAACTGTCAGCATCCTTACTATCGCAGTCCTGGTTACATGTATGAAAAGTTTATTCAATTTGAATGTGATGAAGAAGCGGCGCTGTTTGCGCTAACATGGACATGAACTACAATCCAGCTCCGAAAGCAAAGATACCAAGGCCTATGTTTTATTTTGAAAAAGTAACACATGCTTTAGTCGACGGCAAAATGTTTTATACAATACGTTGCTATAAAGACGTGTCGCGCTGGATACGCGAGCAGCCAGGTGAGGATGCAGATTGGTATCAGTACATTGACACTAATTGGCACATTGACTACAATATGTTTGATGTGTCAGAAGAGTTTTACATTATGCTAAAGTTGCGGTGGGGACATGAGCAGGTTGGAAGTTAAGAAACTATTTGAGTTTCGCAAAGGGCGATACTTGCCTTGCGGATTAAACATGGTTGAACGTGCTTGGTGGCGTTTCGTGCCTGGCGTTGTTATTAATGTGCGTTGGCCCGTAGGCGAAGTGGTAATTGACGAATCAATGAAGCAATGGGATTGGACCATTGGACCAAGCAAGTACATTGTTGAATCGGCTGATCCAAACGATCATTACAGGCCCTGGCTTGAAAAGCATGTGGGCCGCCAAGGATGGGATTGGAACTGGGGCATGGCGGACCGTGACGCAACGGATAACCGGCTCACAATAAAGATTAGGCGAAAGCACCAAGAATGTGCTATAATAGCGAAAATGATGTGGAGTTGATATGAAACTGTTTGGCCGATCAAGTGGGTACTGGTTGTTTTGGTTGTCTGCTATCTACATATGTGTTGCAGTAGTTAACCTCTTTGTGTTTAAGTTTACAGAAGCAGAATACATTCAAATGGTGTGGTTGCTAGTGCTGTCCTTGCCGCTATTTGTAAAACCACTTGCCAATTGGCTTAACATGCGAACTCTTTGGGAGAAATAAATGAATGAACGAATTCAAGAACTTGAAGCACGAGCAAACAACCGTGCTCAATATCTGTTGGCAGTAGAGGCAAGTAAGTCTGGCCGTAAATCTGCAGACATTACGGAACAAGAAAAAGTAGCAATGTTTAATCGTGTATTTGCAGAACTGATCGTTCAAGATTGTTTAGACTGCGCCGACGAGCCAAGTCATTCACAAATCAAGGCTTACTTTGGAGTCGAGTAATGTCAGAAGATCGTGAACAGATTGGGTGGATTGAACGTGAGGAAGGATACTACAAACTGTATGCTCCTCCTAAGGGTTCTATTGTAACCCATGCGTTTATTTTGTGCAAGTATTGTAATGGGGCAATCTATCACTGCATGGGCCCAAAGTATGATGCAGTATGTTTAACTTGTTATGAGAAAGAACCGGAGTTGCGATGAACGAACGGATGGCAGAACTTTTTGGACAAGCAGGTATTTCAGATTCTATTAACGAAGAATTTGAAATAGAATATCTCGCCGAGCTAATTGTAAAAGAATGTGCCAGCTTAGCTGAATGCTTTCATCGTCATCAGTACGATTTTACAGGCAATTTAGAATTGCACGAATTTATTAAAAAGCATTTCGGAGTTAAGTAATGCGAGTCCTAAAGAAGGAACTTTGGCCAAGTCGGGTTACACTTGATAGCGATTGGAAGAAAGACATCAATGATGTCGAAGAATGGCTAGGTGAAAACTTTGGCGCTTTCAAAGGTAAATGGAATGTTGTTTACAACTATAACAAAACAGACTTTTACTTTAGGTCTAAAGAAGATGCTGTTATTTTTAAACTCACATGGGCGTAAAAGTTTTTGTAGAACACGGTACGTTCAAGCTAGTCGGTGACGAACGTGGATTTACTGTGCCGTCAATCAAACGCCAAGAGTTTTACAAATGGTGCGGGGACAATGGCATCACAACAGAATATCATGGCTCATTAATTGGACAGGACTTGTGGTACATTAAAGATAAAGATGACAGAACACTTGCATTGCTGACATGGAGTTGAAAACTTTTATAGTAGTTAAAGGCATAGACCAGCCGACTGTAATCTTGTCTGATTATAACTACTGGTCCGATGTATACAAACGACTTGAGAAGTGGGTTAATGATCACAACTCTGATCTGGTAGGTATGACTTTGACTTTTCCAGACGAAGAAACTAAAATGTTGTTTATATTGGAATGGGCATGAAAACAGATTGGTCTGGAACTGCTCTAAGCACATGGGCAGTAAAATTCACTGAGCAAATGCACAATCTTAAAGATCGGAAAAGTCAACGCCCGTGGCGTGCAACTATCAGGAAAGACTGGAGATATGGTGCATTGTGGTGCTTTCATGCGTTTGCAGAGTACACTGATGGACAGATGCCGCCATACCCCGGACATGCTGTCCTTGAAGAATGGCTTGATGCAAACTTTCCACAATCTGTTGCATACGATCGGCGAGTTATCCACGGTAATTCGGTATTAGAAATAACATTCAACAACGAAGAAGACGGTATATTGTTTAAATTAGGTGCTAACAAAGGAGACTAACATGGATACTACACTGCTATTAATCTTTTTACTTTTTACAAAACATTTTATCGTTGACTTTCCCTTGCAAAAGCCGTATCAATGGATGAACAAAGGAACTTACTTCCATCCAGGTGGTATGCTTCATGCTGGACTACATGGAATAGGCACGTTCATTTGCTTGGTGTGGTGGGCACCATTTGCAGCCATTTACATTGCACTATGGGATATGTTTATTCATTATCACATCGACTGGGCTAAGATGAATCTTAACGCCAAGATGGGATGGGGTGCAAATACTCACGAAGAATTTTGGTGGTTGCTTGGGTTTGACCAGTACCTGCATGCTCTAACTTATATTGGTATAGTTGCGTTAGTAGTATAACATATGGAATACTTTTACAGCGAAGGCGGCAACAATCGCCCATACTTTAGTCATAGAGTCAAGGTACCTAATTGTCACACCGACATGTACAAATGGTGCCAAGACTTTAGCGACGAGGGCAAATACTTTCGCCGGTTTCATGTAGAATGGGCAAGTGTTTACAACCGAGATTACGACATTGTACAATTTGAATGGCGAGAAGCAGCCAATATGTTTTTACTAACTTGGGGCGGACAATACCTATGAAACAAACTGCAATGCAAGTAATGCAAGATGCACATGATGCAAAGATAAAGCAATTAGAAGAAAAGTATGCCGAAGAAGCGGCAAAGATTCTTCAAGAGGAAATTGACTGGGAACTTATTACTGATATGATGGTAGCAGTTGGTTGGACGAAAGTTGAACTACCAAGGTTCACGTTTAACGAACTAACTCATGACATGAATAATTGGATGCATAAGGAGTGTCGGTACCATTGGAAACGCCGCGGCAAGACTTGGATTTTTGAAAACAAAGAAGAAGCTGCTCTTTTTAAACTAACTTGGAGTTAAATATGTCTCACTACCTAGAATGGACATGGCGCAATGCCAAAGACGATCCAATGTGTGTAGAAATATTACAACATGGTTCTGTTATGTTTCGTTTCTTTATCGGCGAAGCAATGGAAGGTGCTGGACGTAAGCGTGTAATGGCTCATGTACGAGAATGTGATCGCAGTCCTTGGTTAAAAGAATGGCATCAACTGGCTCAAGACGAAATGCTTGACAATTTTTCTAAACAACGTTAAACTATATTATGACTGAAAAAACTCCTGAACAAAAACAAGAAGCGTTGGACAAATTACACGAAGCAGGGCAAGCGTTTAATCAAGCTATGAATGAATGGCAAAACTCTGCCAATTCCTTTTGGACTGGACTTGAACCAGAAGAACAACTGATGGCATTTTGTGCTGTCATTGAACGCTTGCATAAAGGAGAGCTAGAGGAAAAGCGGTCATACCGAGGTGTGCTTTATGACACCTTTGGCTGGGGACCAGAAGCCTATGCTACTGCTCAATGTGCGGGCTACTTAGACATTCATAACTCAATATATACTAGCGATGATTTAGTAAGCATTGCTAAATCTGTAGTTGAAGATCTTGGGCACGAAGCTGACGAAGAACGTATCCAAGAAATTATTTTTAAGAGACTGTACTATTAATGTTTGTTGACGCATATCACGATAAGAAGAAAGAAATCATCCACGTTGTTGAGCGTGTAGATGGGCGCAGGGTGCTTAAAGAGTATCCTGCCAAATACGTATTGTACTATCCAGACAACAAAGGCAAGTTTCAAGACATTGCCGGCAACCGTGTTAGCCGTGTGCTATTAAGTAATGCCGCAGCCTTTGATAAGGAGCGCCGCATCCACAGCCATAAGCGATTGTGCGAAAGTGACTACCGTCCTCTCAATCGTTGCTTAGAAGAAATTTATGGTGGTCAAGAAGCGCCAGACTTACATGTAGCGTTTTTCGACATTGAGGTGTCGTATGACCGAGTAAAAGGTTTTGCACCACCTGAAGATCCATTCAACTACATTACAGCTATTACCACTTACCTTAACTGGTTAGGTCGCAATATTACGCTATGCTTAAAGCCTGACGCTATGTCAGACGAAGTAGCAAAAAGTATTGCAAGCAAGTTTGAAGACACTATCATCTGCAATGACGAAAAAGAAATGCTAGAGATGTGGCTAGACTTAATCGACGATGCAGACGTACTAAGTGGTTGGAACAGCGAAGGCTTTGATATTCCGTATACTACTAACCGTATTACTCGTGTGCTAGGTCGTGACGCAACTCGACGTATTTGCTTGTGGGATCAATATCCAAGCAAGCGTGTATTTGAAAAGTACGGTAAAGAAAACGAAACATACGATCCTGTTGGTCGTGTGCATCTGGACTATCTTGAATTATATCGCAAGTACAACTATCACGAACTACCAAGCTATCGACTTGACTATGTTGGTGAAATTGAACTAGGTGAAAACAAGATTCCGTACGAAGGAACACTAGACCAACTTTACAATAACGACTTTGAAAAGTTTATTGCTTATAACAGGCAAGACGTTGCACTACTATACAAGCTAGATGCCAAGTTAAAGTTCATTGAGCTAACAAACCTTATTGCTCACGCAAACACTGTAGGACTACGTGCTACGCTAGGTGCAGTTGCAGTAACTGATCAAGCTGTTATTAACGAAGCTCATAGCCAAGGCTTGGTAGTTCCAGATCGACCACGACGTGGCAATAGCGAAGACAATGCTGCCGCTGGTGCGTATGTTGCTGTACCAAAAGCAGGCATGCATGAGTGGATTGGCTCCATGGACATTAACTCCCTGTATCCATCTTTGATTCGTGCGCTTAACATGAGCCCGGAAACTATTGTTGGACAAGTAAGACAAACTCGTACACTTGCTGGTATTGAGGAATTCAAAGCAGAAGGCAAAGGTATCGCTGAATTCTGGGAAGGTAAGTTTGCGTGCTTTGAGTATGAAAGCATCATGGCTCGCGACATTGGGCAAACAGAAATCATTGACTGGGAAGATGGCACAAGCACAGAAATGTCAAGTGCTCAAGTATACGACTATATCTTCCACGGTGGTCAACCGTTAATGATCAGCGGCAACGGAACTATATTCAAGTATGACTCTAAAGGCATTATTCCCGGTCTACTAGAACGTTGGTACGCTGAACGTAAGGAGCTACAAAAGAAAGCAAAGGAAGCATACGGCACCGACATGTATGACTTCTGGGACAAGCGACAGCTAGTTAAGAAGATTAACTTAAACTCTGCTTACGGTGCGTTGTTGAACGCAGGTAGTCGATTCTTTGATCAACGACTAGGACAATCAACCACATTATCCGGACGACTTGTTGCACGTCATATGGCCAGTGCTGTTAACGATTGCTTGACGGGAGAAAAGGATCACATGGGTAAGGCAATTATCTATGGCGATACTGACTCTGTGTATTTCTCTGCTGTGCCAGTATTCAAAGAACAAATTGAATCAGGCGAGATTGATTGGTCTGTAGATAAGATTATCGAGCTGTACGATGCTATCTCAGAACAAGTAAACGGCACATTCCCTGCGTTTATGAACTTTGCCTTTAATGCTCCTGCAAGCCAAGGTGAAATTATTAAAGCAGGCCGAGAAGTTGTAGCAAGCCGTGGCATCTTTATGACTAAGAAACGTTATTCTGTTCTTATTGTTGATAAGGAAGGCAAGCGTAAAGATAAAGACGGTGCAAGTGGCGAGCTTAAAGCTATGGGCCTTGACATGAAGCGATCTGATACTCCAGAGTTTATGCAAAAGTTCTTAGAAGAAGCACTGCTTATGACACTAGAAGGTAAGAGCGAGCAAGAAGTTATGGCCCGGGTCAAGCAGTTCCGCGAGGAGTTTAAGGCTCGACCAGGTTGGGAAAAGGGCACACCTAAGCGTGTTAACAATCTAACTAAGCATACAGATGTTTATAAGAAAACAGGTAAGTGCGGAGTTGGACATGCTATGGCAGCTATTAACTGGAACCGAATTCGCGAAGCGTACAGTGACAAGCGTAGTATGGAAATTACAGACGGTCAGAAAACGATTGTGTGTAAGTTAAAGCCAAACCCGCTACAGATCAATTCAATTGCTTATCCAATTGATGAGATGAACCTGCCAGACTGGTTCAAAGCAATGCCATTTGATAATGTGGCAATGGAAGAAACTATTATCGATTCGAAGATTGGGAACCTTTTGGGCGTACTCAAGTGGGATCTAAATCTAAGTAAGGATAGAGGATTTGTGGATGACTTGTTCTCCTAAATCACTTGACTTTCAAACCTTTTAATTATACAATCTTAACATAACGGAGAATAACTCATGCTAAAAGATATCGTGCTTGATGTAGCAAAAAACATCGCAAGTCTAGGAACCTTCGAAGAGATCCTAGTTGAGAAGGACGCAGACACTACTAAGTTTACTGCCTATCCAGAAGACTCTACTATCACTGTTCTTGCTAACAGTCATGCAAAAGTAGACGAGCTACCAGATGCTTTTGGTATGCTTAACTTGGGCTTTATGGTTGGTCTAAGTAATCTATATCGTTCAGAAGATAGTGCCGTTGCAACTGGCACTAATAACAAGAGCGACATTGATAGACTAGTATTCTCTGGCAAGGATGGCAACAAAGACGAGTACCGTTTAACTCCAACTAACCTAATGAAGACTAAGAGCCGTAGCTTTAAAGGCACAACTTGGGATGTAGTTGTTCAACCTTCAAATGCTAAGATTAGCGAGCTTTCACAACGTGCAGGCTTGTATGCGGCGATTGATCCTAACCTAACAGCATCGACTGAAAATGGTAAGCTGGTGTTTACGTTTGGTGGTGCAGGCGGTGGTGGTCACTCTGGTAAGTTTGTATTTGCTGAAACTACACAAACACTAAAGCGTCCAGTAGTATTACCTATCCAAAGTTTGCTACTAGCACTTAAAACTGCAAGCCAAGGCACACCTACAGTCAGCATTAGCGAGAAGGTTGCTAAGATTGAATTTGATTCTGGTGTTATCGCTTACGAATACCTAGTAATTGCACAACAATGACAATTGACTTGACAAGAAAGGCAATGGAAGGCGACTATGCCTTCTATTTGCCGGCTATTAGTGGATTCTATACTAAGACGCTTGGTAAAATTGCCAGTGACCCTACGTATATTGATCCAAAGCGTGTACCTGCTAAATTTGAAAAGGGTATTGCTGGCGTAAACTTCCTTGACCCAGAAAACTCTTACTATCACTATGGCGTTGCACTATACTCAGCAGGCCATGCTGACCGCAACTTAGCCAAATGCGATAACACAGAGCCAATGATCCACAAGCGTGACCGCAACAAGACTATTATTGTCGGCGACAGCTCCGGATTCCAATTAGCAACTGGTGTTATCAAGATGGACTGGAAGAACATCAAAGGCGCAGAAGGCGACAAGTTCCGCGAAGAAATCCTACGCTATCTAGAACATACATCAGATTGGTCTATGACGCTTGACGTCCCTGCGTTTGCCGCAGTACCTCCTCTAAGTGCAAAGACCGGTCTTACTAAGTTTGAAGATACGCTAGACATTTCAGTACACAACCTTCATTACTTTATGAAGCATCGTG